ATGGGTTTTGAACAACTTGCCGAGCTGAGAGACCGTCTGCGCGCACAGGCGGCGCAGGCGAAACCGGCTCAAACCAAAAGCTCCGCGGGACGCGCGAAGAAACGTGAAGCCGTCGAGCCGGGAGTCGAGGCTATCTGGAGGCTGCAACGGCATTTTCCGCTGGCGTTTCCGAAAAGTCCCGCGGCCAAGGTTCCGCTCAAGCAGGGTATTCTCCAGGATGCGCAGCAGCACCTCGAACTACTGGGAATCACCGCCGAACAACTGAAACAGGCCATCGCCACCTGGTGCCAGGGCAGCCGCTACTGGAGTTGTATGGTGGAAGATGCGCCGCGACTGGATCTGCAAGGCCAGGTTGCCGGCAAGGTAACCGCCGAGCAGGCGGTGTATGCGCGGCGGCAGGCGTCTCGCCGGCAGCGCGAGCAGATGCGCGAGAAGCGCGCCAAGCGTGCACAGGCGGGTGGCGAAGCGCCGGCCGCCACGGAGGCGCCGACGCCTGAAGCGCCCGCAACCGAAGCGAGGCCCGAGGCGAACTGATCGCCGGGGCAGGGCGCGTCGGATCCTGGCGCGCTCCTCGGTTGCCGGTCGCTGCGGGCCCATTTCGCGGACGTCTGGGCCCGTTTCTCCCGGCTTGTGCTACGCAATAGCCTGATCTGCAAAGTTTTTTTCGTAGAGCGCTTGCCAAGCTCGGCGAATCCGTCCATAATTGCGTCCATTCCAGCGATGGGTGAGCTAAAAATCTTTTGAAATCAAAGGGTTATAAGTTCAAAATCGCGCCAGGAAAGAAATTTCAGCGATATGCCAAACGCATGTCGCTTCGCTCAAAGGCTGAGTAGCAGAGTGGTTATGCACCGGATTGCAAATCCGTGAACGCCGGTTCGATTCCGACCTCAGCCTCCAACAGGAAAGCCCCGTAACTCAACGAGTTACGGGGCTTTTTTCTTGCCCAGGAAAGCGGATCATTTCCGCAATTCTCCGATCATTTCCGCAACTCCTCCTCACTTCGTCGGGCTTACCACCTCGCCGACGCGTCGGTAAACGTTCTTCGTGATCTGTTCCTTTGTGTGGCCAAGCAGCTTGCTTGCGTCGGCCAGGTTCTCGATTTCGCTGGCTGCCTTGGGGCGAATATCGCTGAAGCGGAACTGCTTGATTCGTTCAGCAAGCGGCTCGTCTCGGGCGGCCACTGCTTGGGCGGCGGCTTCTGCCCGCGCCTCGTCCCAGCGATTTCGCATCATGGCGTAGCTCATGCGGAGGCCTGATGGGTTCGTGATGAGGCGCGAACTGGTAATGCCGGCCAGTTTCCGGCGCTCGAACAGGCCGTCGATGAACACGCCCAGCCCTGTTGGCTGTTCGCCATCGAGCAAGCGAATCCTGAGCTTCTTTCCTGTCTTGCCCTGGGCAACCAGCAGGAAATCGCCTGCCAGATCGCCTGTTGAGACTTTCAGCGTGTCCGCAGGTCGCTGGCCGGTGAGATAGGCTAGATCCATCGCGTCTCGAAGCTCCTGGCAGGCATGAGCGTAGACCGCTTCCCAGACATCGTCGGAGGCATAGTAGTCCCTGGCCTTCTCCTTGTTCCGTCGCACCCGGGCGCAGGGGTTTTCGCCATCGATGTAGCCCCACTCCCTCGCGAGCGTGAAGACATGCGAGAGCAGTGCTATCTCCCGGTTTCCACGAGTTTTCGCCGTCCTGGCATCGCGGTACTGGGCGACCACCTGAGGAGTAATTGCCGTGATCGGCGCGCTATCAAAGGCTTTCCGTAGTTGCCTCAGTTCGGCTTGATTGTCCGATTGGGTACGCGGCGCCTTCGTCGGGACGACCTCGCGCTCGTAGCGATCGAACAGTTCTTTCATGTAGCGCACGATCTTCGGCGTTGTCGTCCGCTCGAGGCGAGCCCATTCGGCGCGCGCCTCGTTCAGGTCGCTACCCAGCGGAATCTCCTTTCGATTTCCCTCCTCGTCTCGGCCGTTGTAGTAGTAGCCGATCCAGACTTTCCCCGATTTCAATTTTCGGACCCGCTTCAACATGCGAGGCGGCATGTCTCGGTTCGTAGACTTCGGCCGCATATCAGGACACGTTCGACAGGTCGAGCGACCAGGCGGGGTCGGAAACTGTGGTTCTTGTGGGATGAACGCCTGCCAGACGCAACCGTGCATACACCCGTCCGACTATGGGACGGCCAGCTGCGTTGGTTTCATAGTTCCAATGGTGATTTTCGAGCCACTCGATCTGTTTGCTCACGACCTTCTTTCCAACTAATTCAGTGATTTCGTCAGGGGATAGAAACTCGGAAAGGGACATCGCTGTTCCCTCATGAAATAGCGACCCTTTCCGTTGGGCCGCGGGCATGGATGATTTCAGGTAGGATGCACCGGCTCACCGGTGACGGGACCAGCCTTGGCGGGCATGCGCCCCTGATCCGGTGGGCTTTCGCTGGGCGAAGGTCTGGCCGGAAACGGCGTTCCCGGCAGGATGCCCAGGGCGTCGGTGGCGCGTTGGACGATGTTGAGCGCCACTTGCAGCGCCGCCGCGTCGTCTTGCATGCGCATGAGCGCGGTCATCTTGGGCCGGTGCTCGGCACACACTCTGTCGCGAAGCTGACCGGCGGCGCGGCGAACCGCGTCGGCCGTGCCGTGGTGCTGGAGCACCAGGGCCATGACTAATACCACGTCGACGCTGTGCATCTGCATCGTGGTCGTCCGCAGGAGCCAGCGGGGAAGGGCGATGCCTGGTTTCTGCTTCATCCGAAGCACCCCGCCTGCCAGGCCGCCAGCGTGCGGATGATCGGGAATGTCTCCACCAGCCCCACCACGGCCAGGCCGAGGGCTGCGATGATGCCGAGGGCGGTCAGTGCTCTACGCATCGCTTGGCCCTCCCTGGCTCGCCGCTGCTCGGTCGAGACGTTCGATCTCGGCCAGCCCGAGGGCGCAGGCCTTGACCATATCGCGTCGAGCAGTGCTCGGCTTCCACCACTGTTCATCCCAGGGCCATGCGAGCGACACCAGCAGGGCAGCGGTTCCATCGTTCGGAGCGCTGGAGCCGGCCAAGGCGTAGCAGGCGGCGGCGCGGGCCATCTGGCCGTGGCTGTGCGCATCGTCGTGCTCCGGCGTCCAGCCCTCTGCCTCGATCTGCCGCCGGCGCTCTGCCTGAACGTCGATCCAGGCTTGAGGCGCTTCCTTTCCGGGCGCGGCGGCGAGCATGGCAGCGATGGCAGAATGCAGCTTCGACTCGTCGTATGGCTGCTCGCTGATGCGCTTGATGTTCAGTTGGTTTCGCGCGCCTTGGAGAACAGGCCACTTGAAGATTAGGGCATCGGCGATCTGTTCAGCAGGCAGTTTCGCTGTCGAGTAGCGCAGGCCGTCCAGCTCGCAATAGAGCTTGGCCAGGAAGCGGCACAGGTCGGCTGCGCCATCAGGCACGCTGTGCTGGGCCTGGGCTACAGGGGCGGCATATAGAGGCAAGGTGTAACCATTTTCCCTGTCACTCTTTGGCTTACAAGGTTGGTGGCCTCTCACCGGGAGGGATTGAACGAATGCCACCGGCTCCTGCCTCTCCAGCTCTGCTAGCTTCGTTTCAAGCTCCGCCACCCTGGCCAGGGCGGCGTCGCGCTCGTTGATGCACGCGGTGAAAGCGCGGTCCGTCTGCTGGCGTTCGAACCGCAGCGCCCCGACGATGCGCTCATGCTGGGCGACGGTCATCAGTTCGTCCTCGCTCACCTCGCAGCCGCGCTCACGCCAGTGGGCAGCTTGATCTTCCGCGTTCTGCTTGTAGTAGTTCAGTGCGTAGTGGGGATGCTGGTGCTTTGTATGTCGCCCGATAGTCCGGTACGCCACAACCTCCGGCCGCTCCGCCTCTTGCTCCGGAGTGGACTCGAACTCGTTCAGCCGCTGGGCGGCTTCGACTACCAGCCGCGACGACACGCCAGCGCTGAAGCGGACGCCACAGACCTTGGCTGGATGTTCCAGCTTGGGCCAATGGTTGAATGCTCGACGGGCTAGGGCAATGTCGCATACCGCAGCCGGAACAGGCTGGCCGTCCTCGCCCTCGAGTTCGTTGGCCAGCCACTCTTCGAAGCTGGCTTCCGATCGAGCCGGCGCCTGGTCCTTGATCAGGGCCAGCAGGCTCTCGGCTGAGGAGTGAACGTCGTCGAGGTCCGTCGACCAGCGGTGCGGGCTGGTGTCGTGGATGTTGTCCAAGGCTTCGACGATGCCGCGCAGGCGGGTGGCGCACTGCTCGATCAGTTGGGTAGAGGACATGGCGGTGTCTCCGGTTGCTCCGGCGCCGGCGGTCGGCAGCGGAAGCATTTGCACAGGCCTATCCGTTGGCCCGTGGTGCGGCAGATGGTGGGGCGGTTCATTGCGGTGCTCAGGTGAAGAGGGTGGGCTGGGCGCTCTTGTCCAGCGCCTGCTGGATCTTGTCGTATGCCTCGGGGTGCTGCTGGTCGAACGCTGGCATGCGGGCAGACTCAACCCAGGTGCCGCGCTCGGCGCCCTTGTCGAGCCAGGATCGCGTCCAGTTCGTCGCGCTGACGCCGCACTCGGCGATCTGCTTTGTTGTTATGAAGCCCTGGCGGCGTAGCGTGGCGATCACCTTCAGCGCGCCTTCCTTCCATTGGGTGAGCCGCAGCGGAGCCGGAACGCCGGCAGGCACGTCGGGGACCACGATCGGGACATGGCAGCGTTCCGCGGGGTTCCAGTCGAACAGTTGCGGTCCATTGGAGTGCTCGAGCCAGTGGCGCAAGTGAAACTCGGGGAAGTCGACGAACCTGCCGTCGCGCCGACGGTGTCCGCGGGACGGCGAGAGCACTGCGATGCCGCACATTTCAAGCAGGCGCGCGATTCCGTGGCTGGCCTCGGTGATTCGCCCGACAATGACCAGGCGGTGATCTGGCCCGGGCGCCCCGTACCGGTCTTGCCAGTACTTCGGCAAGATCTGGTCGGCCACCTTGGCGTTCAACTGCAGCTTGGCCTCGACGCCGATCTGCCGGCCATCCTCATGGACCACCAGGATGTCGAACCCGGCAGTCTCCGGGTAGCAGGTCCAGCCGGGGACTCGGTTGAACTCGTCGATGAACGCCGCGCAGAGTTCGGCCTCGCTCTGCACCAGCGGGGCCTGGTTCTTCATGTCGGTATCTCCGCAGGACCGGTGATGTGCTCCGCGTGCAGAGCGCGCATTCCCAGGTTGGTGGCTACGGTGAACTCCAGCCTGGCGCCCTTCGAGTCCATCCAGCCGGGCAGCAGGGCGATTGCCTGGCAGGTGAGCAGCTTCTGCAGGTCGAGCCGCAGGTAGTCGGCCCATTCGAAGCCCGGAATCTCGCCGTGCTCGGCGGGGTTCTCGACCTGGTACCCGAGGCTTCGCAGGCGCGCGGCTTCGGCGTGGAACGCGGGGAAGTTGTGTTCCGGCAGGCCAGTCATAGGGCCGGCGAGGTAGATGCGCTGGATCACGGCAGCAACCCCTCCCCGATCTGGCGGGCATGCTTGAGGCTGCCGGCCCTGATGCGCGTCCAGTTCTTGCCCCAGTCCTCCGTCAGGCCGCCCTGGTCGCGGAAGAAGGGACCGTGCTTCACGAACACGGCGCCGCCGGCGTTGCGCATGACGAAGTAGGTGTTGTCGTCGATCGGCTCGTCCGTGCGGTCGTGCTCAATCGCCTTGTCGGTCGGCGCCGTGCGCCAGTCCGGCCAGGTGCGCGACTCGTTCTTCGCCTGCTTTGCCAGCAGGGCGTCGATGATCTGCGCGGGAGTGGCGCCGGTGCGCCAAGC